TGAGGACCCACGCGATGGCTGAGGTCAGAATCCGCGAGATCCCAGCGGGATCTCACATCAACGGCCGGCCGGTGCTGGACGACGGCCACCGCCACCTCGCGTGGTACGCCCGCGAACTCGACATCTGGGTGACGTACTGCGGGATCGACGTCCCGGAGGACCACCGCTGCCCGTCGCTCGGCCGGCGTCCGGACGGCTCGTCCGGACCCGTGCCGACGTGCTGGTCCTGCGACATCACGTACCGCCGGACGTGGGGACTCGACCAGATCACCTGACGTTCCTTTGCTTGCGTTCACCAACGTGAACGTAACCCAAACGATAACGCGGGTCTGACCAGCGGTTATGACGCTCGCGGCAGGAACTTGCCGTTTGCGCCGCGACGACGTGCACCGGTCTCGGCTGGCTGAAGCTCGCGCCGGTCCACGACGTGCGGCTCGCCGTGCCAGGGCACGACGGTGACCGCCTCGCGGCTGACCCGGACCGCGCGGATGACCTTACGCAGCCGGACGTGCCACTCCTCGGGCGTCTCCGCGGCGTCGCGCACGAGCTGGTCGTACACGTCGAGGGTGGGTTCGAGCGTCTCCAGCTCCGCCTGGGCCTCCGCGATCGCGTCCACGGTCGCCTCCAGCGCGTGATCCGCGTCACGTCGTGCGGCGATGAAGTCGTCCTCGGACATGTCGCCGGTCGCGACCAGCCGGGCCGCCGCACTTCGGCCGGCCACGATGCGCTGCTCGTCGGCGTGCAGCTCGGCGAGCCGCCGCGCGATGGCCGCGCGTCGGTCGTCGACGTCGCGCGCGTCCGCGGCGACCGCGGCCAGCTCCGTGATCCGTGAGCCGAGCCACAGCCCGACCACGGTGTCGATCATCGCGCGTCGGATCTCGACGCCCGGGCACGCCGCCTTGCCCTGATGCAGCCGCTTCGAGCAGCGGGCGTAGCTGGGTTCGTCGTACCGGTTGAGCGACAGGTTGGTGCCGCACGTCTCGCAGACCGAGAGCCCGCCCCCGAGCGGCCAGTGGTGCGGCTGACGGGCCTTCGGGTGCACCTTGCGCCGACGCTCCCGCTCGCGCTGGTAGTCGCGCCACAGGGTGTCGGAGACGATCGCGTCGTGCGCGCCCTTGACGAGCCGGTCGCCGACGGTGATGAACCCCGCCGCGAAGCCCGAGTCCATGAGGCGGGTAAAGCTGGCGAGGCTGAACAGCTTGCCGCGCGTGGTCCGGAACCCGCGCTCGTTGAGGTCGTCGACGAGTGCGCGGTGGCCGGCGCCGCGCACGTACCGCTCGTACAGATCGGTCATCACCGGCCCGTTGACCGGATGCGGCGTCGGCGGCGCGTCACGCGTGGTGGCAGGCTCGTATCCCCAAGGAACTTGCCCGCCGTGCAGCAGGCCGAGCGCGTTGCGGCGCTCCTTGATCGCCTTCCACGTCCGTGACTTCTCCCGGCTGAACTCGACAGCCACGAGCTTGTGAATGCCCTGTGTGAACGGGTCATCTCCCTCGGTGACCGAGTCGACCTTGCCCCCGGCGCGCTCGATGCGCCGCCAGATGACGGCCTGGTCCAGCTCGTCACGCGACAAGCGCGACACCCACATCGGCACGACCACGTCGGCCTCGCCGCGCTCGACCCGCTCGATCGTCCGGACGACGCCGGGCCGGTCGATATACTCGATCCGGAAGCCGGACATGCCGCTGTCGGACTCGACACCGACGACGTCGTAGCCCTTACGCGCGCAGTGCTGCCGTCCCTGGCGCTCCTGGACGTCGAGGCTGACCTTCTCCTCGCCGGCCACCGATTCCCGTAGGTACAGGATCGCTCTCCGTGACACGCTTCCTCCGGGTATGCTCTTCTCTATGGACCGCATCGATGCGGTTTGCTAAATTCGTTTCTAGCAACTGAATATATCAAAGACCGCAGGAAAAGACCGACGACCAGGTGCGAAAGCACGTCGTCGGTCTTTTTGTGTTTTGTGCTGCCTAGAAATGAGGATTTAGCATGGAAAAGGACCCCGCAAAGGTGAAGGCCGGAAGCCTCGGAGGGCTGGCGCGGGCGCGGAACTACCGCGCCAAGTCGGCCGCGACGATCGACAACTTCGTCAAGTCCGAGCGGGCGCGCGCCGAGCTGCTGCGTCGCGAGTCCGAGACGATCACCGCGTTCCTCAACGAGCTCGAAGCCGGTGAGACCCCGTGAACGCGGACCTGCTGGCGCGGCTGAAGGAGATCATCGAGCAGCTGGAGTTGCTGGCCGAGATCCTGCGGCGGTCGGTGACGCGCGGGGAGGTGAGCGTCCGATGATCATCGAACGAAAGAGTGGCCGGTCCGACACCGGGCTCTGCTGCCCGGACTGCGGGCGGTCTTCGCTGTGGCAGCCGGCCGACTTCTCGCCCTGTCTCGACAACTGGTGGTGCCAGTTCTGCCGCCACTTCTGGTCGCAGGTCGAGGTCGATTACTGCGGGTACGGCGCCCTCATGCGTCCGGTGCCGGACAGCGGTGCGTCGTACCCCACGATGATGCGGCCTGCGTGCGGCGGGCCGGACGTGCCGATCCAGCGGAGGGCGGCGTGATGACCGGCGAGCTGGATCCCGCGGTCGTCGAAGCGCTGAGTGATCGGGCGCTGGCAACCGGTAAGGCCGTGTTTCACGACGGCGTCGTGCTGATCCCGGACACGGTCATGACGGAGATGCAGGCCAACGGCCTCGTTGAGGTGGACGGCGAGGTCACCACGCCATATATCCAGCGGGACGACGGGCGAACCGTGTTTCTCTTCCGCTGGCCGACGAGCGCTTAAGCGCATTCGCATTCGCGTAATCTGACCAGACGTGACGAATGCCGCCGATTGCATGCGGCGGCATTCATCTCGTTTTCCTTAAGGGAAAGCCCTGGCTGATTAGAACCTTGCCCCATCGATCAAACACTGCCTCTAGGAGACAACATGGATTCTCTGAAAGGACGAACTTCAATGAGAGGACCCAATGTGGATTCTACCGTACCGACTGGTCCGTACGCAGCGGCAGCGCGGATCTACCACGAGCGAGGCTGGACGTCGCCGATCCCGGTCACCGGCAAGCATCCGCCGTTGGCCGGTTACACGGGCTACGACGGCAGATGGGTCGACGCCGACGAGTGTGAGCGGCTGGCCACGACGCACGGCGGCTGGAACATCGCCAACCGCGTGCCACCCACGATCATCGGCATTGACATCGACGCTTACAACGACAAGAACGGCGCGCAGACCATCGAGTGGTGGGCCGAGCAGATCGGCGTGCCCCTTCCGCCCACGATCAAGTCGACGTCTCGCGACGACGGGATCTCGGGGATCTACTACTTCACCGTCCCCGCCGGGACCAAGCTTAAGACCGTGCTCGGCAAGGACTCGGGCGTCGAGGTCATCCAGTGGTTCCATCGCTACGCGGTGTGCTGGCCCACGATTCATCCGGACACCGGCCGCAAGTACGTCTGGTACGGACCGGACGGCATCGCGCTGGATGAGCCACCGCCGATGAGCTGGGCCGCACCGCTGCCGGTTGAGTGGATCGTGGCACTGTCCAAGAACCGGCAGAAAAGTGAGGCCTCCGGATCGTCCGATGTAGACGGTGAGCGTGACGATGACACGTTCTATGTGGATGAGGAGCCCTACAGCGCCGCGGACGTCCTCGCGAACGGCATCAAGGACGGTGAGCAGAACACCGTCCTCTACTCGTACCTCAGTTCACTACGGGCCCGAGGGTCGAAGCGGGCCGAGATGATGTCGCTCGGCGCGCAGGTTCTGCGCAACACCGTGAACTCGGATGAGCATAAGCCGTGGACCGAGGACGACCTCGTCGAGATGGTCGACCGCGTCCGCGAGGAGTACGGGACCGAGGCCGTCACCGACGAGGAGCGGCGGCACGCCGCGGAGTGGATGCGCAAGTACGGCAAGGATCTCAAGCTTGAGGTCGACGACGAGTCGTACGCGGCCGACGTCCTCAAGGAGATCAAGAAGAACCACGTCCGGCGCGCGGCCAAGGCGTTCGAGGCCGCGGCCGGCTGGCGGCAGCCAAGTGGGGATGACGCGGGCGCGCTGGACGCGATGCTGTGCCGCGAGCGGGCCGAGAACCCGATGCTTATCACGGGGTTGATGGGCGCGCGCCACAACGTCAGTCTCACCGCCCAGTACAAGACCGGCAAGACCACCCTCGGGCTGAACGTCGTGCGCGCCCTGGTCGACGACGAACCCTTCCTGGGGCAGCCGACCCGGCTACCGAAGGGTGCGCGCGTGACGTGGCTCAACGGCGAGATGGACGCGGACGACTTCGTCCACGACTACGCCGCGCCGCTCGACATCCGGAACGCCGCCCGCATCCACGTGATGCACCTGCGGGGCCTGCGCGTGCCGCTGCTGTCCGACGTCGGCGCGGAGTGGATGATCAACGAGCTGAGGCGCAACGACACCGGTGTGTGGCTGGTCGACTCGTGGCGTCGGTTGCTGGCGTGGAACGGCATCGCGGAGATCGACAACGCGGGCATCGAGCAGCTGACCGTTCGCATCGACGAGATCAAGAAGGAGGCCGGCGTGGCCGCGTTCGTGGCGCTGGTCCACACCGGTCGGGCCGCCCAGGAGGAGGGTGCGGAGCGCGCACGCGGCGGGACGGCGCTCGACGACTGGGTGGATCAGCGGTGGCTGCTGACGCGTGGCGAGGGCGGCGTGCGGTTCTTCTACGCGGACGGCCGCGCAGGTTCCTTCGGTGGGACGGGAACGGCGCTGACGTTCGACGAGGCGACGCACCGCATCGAGCTGGGCGTCGGCAACCGGTCCCAGGCCCGCGCTGCGGGCATCGCCGACGTGGCCGCGGCGCTGCTGCTGGCGAACGGCATGCGGCCCGAGAGCGAGCGTGAGCGGTTCACGAAGACGGCGCTCAACGCGCGCATCCGCGCAGGTGGCCGGTTCACGAACCAGACGGACGTGGACGCCGGGATCAACGAGGCGGAGCGCGCTGGCCGGATCCACTGGAGGCTCGAAGCGCGGAACGCGCACGTTTACTACGCCGGTTCGAAGCCGCAGTGATACCAGCAGTACCAGCAGTACCAGCAGTACCGGAGCGGTACCAGGTACTGGTCTCGTCTCCAGCAGTACCAGTACCAAGCGGTCTATATAGACCGGTACTGGTCAGCTGGACGAGTAGACCGGTAGCCGGCTGGTGAAGGTGAAGATAAAGAGGGGAGCGGTACCGGTCGAGCGGTACCGGACGAGGATTGACCCGGACCCAAGAAATATAGAGCACCAAGTGGCCCCGAGTGCGCATCGCCGTACGATTCCAGAAAGCAGAGTCTGTGTAGAAGGGCTGAGTAAATGCCCGAAACAATGCCTGTATCAATTCGCACAAAGAATGCTAATGCCATTAGTCAGGAGATTGACGTCTCCATTCGTCGTGCGAAGGCGCTGGATCTCCGTACGAAGGGCTGGTCTCTTCAGGAGATCGCCGACGAGCTGGGGTACACGCCGCCGAACGGGGCGACGCACGTCGGCAACGACATCCGCCGTGCGCTTGAGCAGGCGCGTGCCGCGCGGCAGGACAGCGCCGACTCGTATCGGGAGCAGGAGCTGGCCCGGCTCGATGCGTTGGTACGTAAGGTCAACGAGATCCTGGAGCGCAACCACTACATCTACCGGGAGGGGGAGTGGCTGGCGCTCGACGGCAAGAAGGTGGTCGACGACAGCATCGCACTGCAGGCGATCGACCGGCTTGAGAAGCTGAGCGCCTCCCGTCGCAAGCTGCTGGGTCTCGACGCACCGACCATGGTTCAGACCACGGGCGTACACGTTGTGTTCGAGGGTGTAGATATGAGTGCGTTGTCATGACCACAAACAATGTCATAGATAATGGCACGAACAATGGCACAAGTAATGGCACGCACGAGAATTACGAAGAGTCCGTGTCATCTCCCGGCTTTCCGTCTCCGGAGCATCCTCCCCCCGAGACAGAATCCGAAGTTAAAGCTAATGAGCCCGCCGAGCGCATCCTTCGCCACTCGTACAGGCCGCGCGGTACCGCCCTCGCGCTGTTCCACGAGCGTGCCTCCGAGGTCCTGGTCTCCGGCCCCGCCGGAACCGGCAAGTCACGTGCCTGCCTGGAGAAGCTCCTCGGCATGGCCCTCAGGAACGACGGCTTCAAGGGCCTGATCATCCGGAAGACGGCCGTCTCGCTGGCCTCCAGCGCGCTGGCCACGTGGAAGAAGGACGTGGCTGCCGAGTTCATCGCGGCCGGGATCTGCACCTACTACGGCGGCTCGCGCCAGGAGCCCGCGCAGTACAAGTTCACCAACGGTAGCTCGATCGTCATCGGCGGCATGGACAAGCCCACGAAGATCATGTCGACGGAGTACGACGTCATCTACGTGCAGGAGGCCACGGAGCTGATCATTGAGGACTGGGAGGCCCTGACCACCCGGCTCCGCAACAACCGCATCTCCTTCCAGCAGCTCATGGCCGACTGCAACCCCGACCGGCCCACCCACTGGCTCAAGCAGCGCGCCGACTCAGGAACCACCGTCATGCTCGAGAGCCGCCACGAGGACAACCCGACCCTGTTCGACGACAACCAGCAGCTCACCCCGCGCGGGGCCGACTACATCGGCAAGCTGGACGCGCTGACCGGCGTCCGGAAGCAGCGCCTGCGCTACGGCCGCTGGGTCGCCGCGGAGGGCGGCGTCTACGAGGACGCGTACGACGAGTTCACGAACGTCATCGATTCCCCCTGGATCAAGCCTCACTGGCGGCGCTTCTGGTCCGTCGACTTCGGGTTCACCAACCCCATGGTCGTGCAGTTCTGGGCCGAGGACGACGACGGCCGCCTCTACCTGTACCGGGAGCTGTACCGAACGAAGACGCTCGTCGAGGACATCGCCCGCGAGATCCTCCGCATCGTCACCCGGTCCGTGAAGGGCGCGCGGAACACGGACGCCGACCCGCTGGCCGCGCTCCGCGACGGCCGGCGCGCGTGGACCGAGAACCCGCCCGAGCGGATCATCTGCGACCACGACGCGGAGGACCGCGCGACCTTAGAACGACACGTCGGGATCGACACGACGCCGGCCGTCAAGAACGTCTCGGAGGGCATCCAGGCGGTGGCCTCGCGGTTCCGGCCGGCCGACGACGGCAGGCCGCGGCTCTTCCTGTTCCGGAACGCGCTGCGCGGGCGTGATCCCTTACTTGATGAGGCGAAGAAGCCGTGCTCGACGCTGGAGGAGATTCCCGGTTACGTCTGGGACCAGCGGCCCGGAAGGGGCCTGAAGGAAAGCCCGCGAAAGGAAGACGATCACGGGTGCGATGCGATGCGCTATATTGTCGCTGACCGCGATATCGGTGGGACGCTGAACGTCCGGTGGCTTGGCTAAAATGCCATTCTTTTTCTTCTCGAAGAATTCTTCGAGCTAATTAACCGTCACGCAAGGTGGCACCCATGCTTCACCGGTTGACCGATCGCGCCCGCTTCGCCGGGAAGCGCCTGCACGACGCCGTCATCGGCGCGCGACGCGGCATCCTCGGCGTCTCCGGCATCGCCACCATCGACGCCGCGGTCTGGATCAACTCCCTCACCTTCGGCCTGGTCGCGGTCGGCGCGTCGCTGCTGTTGTTCCAGTTCCTCACCGAGAACGAGACCCGGTGAAGTCCGTCATCGGCGGACTCGCCGACCTCGTGACGAACCGCGTCCCCGTCCCTCTCTCATCCTCTCGGCGCGGCAACGCGTTCGGCGCGCTGCTGAACCGCGGCAGCCGCGACGCGCAGCTCTCCGTAGTGGAGAGCGTCTCGACGATGTTCGCGATCGTTGATCTGCTGGCATCGGAGACGGCCAAGGTCGATTGGAAGCTGTACCGGACGCACGACGGCCGCGGTCGCATCGGACAAGACGAACCGCGCGAGGTCACGGATCACCTGGCGCTCAAGGTCTGGAACCAGCCCAACGAGTTCATGTCGCGGCAGGAGTTCGTCGAGCGGGTGCAACAGCACCTGGACCTGGTCGGCGAGGGCTGGGGCGTCATGGACTTCTACGACGCCGGCCGGACCATGCCGCGCGAGATCTGGCCGGTGCGACCGGACCGGATGAACGTCGTGACCGACCCGGAGGAGTACGTCTCCGGTTACCTGTACGCCAGCTTTGACGGCGAGCAGATGCCGCTTAACAAGGACGAGATTCTGCGGATCATGCGCCCGGATCCGCGCAACATGCACCGCGGCCTCGGACCGGTCCAGTCGCTCATGGCCGACATCGATGCCAGTCGGTACTCCGCCGAGTGGAACAGGAGCTTCTTTCTCAACTCGGCCGAGCCGGGCGGCGTCATCGAGTACGAGAACAACCTGTCGGACCCGGAGTTTAAGAAGGTCGTCGAGCGCTGGAACGAGCAGCACCGCGGTGTCTCGAAGGCGCACCGCGTGGCGATCATCGAGAAGGGCAAATGGGTCCCGAACTCCTTCAACATGAGGGACATGCAGTTTGTTCAGCTGCGTGAGGTCAGTACGTCGATGATGTGCCAGGCATATCGAGTCCACCAGCACATGTTGGGCCGGTCCGACGACATCAACCGTGCGAACGCGCTCGCAGCGGACTACACCTTCGGGAGTCGACTGATCGTCGGCCGGCTGGAGCGCTGGAAGTCGATGCTCAACACGCAGTTCCTGCCGCGCTTCGGCGCGACCGGCCAGGGCGTGTACTTCGACTACTGCAACCCGGTCCCGCAGGATGCCGAGCTGGCGAACGCCACGCTGACGGCGCAGACCGGCTCGTTCAAGACGCTCATCGATGCGGGCGTGGACCATGACGCCGCCGCCCTGGCGTGCGGCCTGCCGACGATGCCGATGCGCGACGCCGCGATCGCCGCGCCGCAACCGGACCCGATCCAGGCGCTCGCCGAGCGCATCACCAACCTCCTGCAGATCGGAGCCTGAGCATGACTGGGATGGACAGGCTCCGCCGGGAGCACCTGCGGCTCCGACCGCAGAACCTCGCGACGATCCCGGCCGGCCGCTGGTACGACATCAAGGCGTTGGCCGACAACGCCGCCGAGGTCTACGTGTACGACGAGATCGGCGGCTGGGGCGTGCTGGCCGCGGACTTCGTGCGTGACCTCCAGGCGATCGACGCCGACACGATCACGGTGCGGATCAGCTCGCCGGGCGGCAGCGTCTTCGAGGCGCTGGCCATGCACGCCAGCCTCCGCAACCTGGAGGCGACGGTGAACGTCGTGATCGACGGTCTGTGCGCGTCGGCGGCGACGGTGGTCGCGATGGCCGGCGACACAATCACGACCGCGCCCGGTTCGATGTGGATGATCCACGACGCCATCGGCGAGGTCTACGGCAACGCCGCGGACATGAAGCAGATGGCCGATCTCCTGGACAAGACCAGCGCCAACATCGCCGACATCTACGCCGGTCGCGCCGGTGGCTCCGCGGATGACTGGCGCGCCAGCATGCAGGCCGACTCCGGGTTCGGAACCTGGTACACCGCCGACGAAGCCGTGACCGCGAAGCTCGCCGACTCGCTCACCGAGTCGACCAAGACCCCCACCGCGCGCACGCCGGTGGTCATCAACAAGCACGAGCCTCCCGCGTTCGTGTTCGACGCGGATCTCTTCCGCCAGGCAATGAAGGAGGCGGTCTCGTGACCGTGGCAATTCCGACGAGTCCCGCCGAGCTGGAAGAGATGCTCAACGACTCGACCAAGATGAAGGCGGTGCTCGCCGAGCCGGGCGCGTTCAAGGAGCTGATCGGCAACTACGCGAAGACCTTCGCGAAGACCGACAGCGACGTCGGCGCGCAGGTACGCGAGCAGGTCCAGATCCAGATGGCGGAGTTCCTGGAGAAGAACGGCATGGGCAAGAAGTCCGTGCCGCTCAACTTCAACTGGGACAACACGCCGCGGGCGGCCGGTTCCGGCGCGGTGCGCAACGCCGCATATAACCCGAAGTCGCCGTGCGCGCAGCTCGACGGTCTGTACGGCTCGCTCGGCGAGCTGGCATCGGACGTGCAGCGGCATCGGTCCGGTCACGACGTGAGCAACAAGGAAGGATTCGCGAAGGTCCAGCAGATCTCGAACGCGTACGCCTCGCAGGACCCCGCGGGTGGTGGCTTCCTGATCCCGGAGGAGACCCGGTCCCAGCTGCTCCAGCTCGCGCTGGAGCAGAGCGTCGTGCGGTCCCGCGCGACGGTCATCACCATGGGATCGCTGACCACCAAGATCCCGTTCGTGGACCACACCACGAACGTCGGCTCGGTGTTCGGCGGCATGATCTTCTACTGGGTCGGCGAGTCCGAGACGATCACCGCCACGAACGCGAAGTTCGGCAACGTCAAGCTGGAGGCGAACAAGCTTGTCGGCGGCGCACGTGTGCCGAACGAGCTGTGGAACGACGCCCCGGCGCTGACCACGTGGCTGGAGATGGCCGCGCCGCAGGGCCTCTCGTTCTACGAGGACGTCGCGTTCATCGCCGGTGACGGCGTGGACAAGCCGTTGGGTGTGCTGAACTCGCCGGCCAAGATCCAGGTGACGCGCGCCACCAGCGGAACGCTCAAGCCGTCCGACATCTACTCGATGTACTCGCGCATGCTGCCGCAGTCGCTCGGCAACGCCGTGTGGCTCGTGAACCAGACGCTCCTTCCGGCGCTGTTCGGGATGCAGACCATCGTGCAGAACGTGGCTGGCACCGAGAACGTCGGCGGCGGCTTCCCGCTCGGAGTCGTCAACATCGCGGGTCAGCCGGTCCCGACCATCCTCGGCCGGCCGATGATCGTCACCGAGAAGATGCCCGCGCTGGCGAACGGCGCGGGCGACGACATCGCGCTCGTGGACTGGCGCTACTACCTGCTGGGTGACCGGCAGGCCGTCTCGCTGGATTACTCGGAGCACAGCCGGTTCATGAACGACGAGACCGAGCTGCGCCTGATCGAGCGGGTCGACGGTCAGCCGTGGGTGCAGAGCCCGCTTACCCCGCTGAACGGCAGCACCCTGAGCCCGTTCATCTCGCTGAGCAACTGATCATCGCTGTTCGTCCAGCTGGCATCCGCTGACTGGGACCCCTAGGCCGAGGGGGTGTCCGTCCACATCGGACGACACCCCCGGTAGGCCGAACCTGGCAGGCATTGAAACCCCTGCCGGAGAGGAAAGACAATGGAAGCCCTCGGACGACTGTTCGACGTCGGCACGGGAATCGTCCCCGTCGACCTCAACACCGCCGGTGCCACCGGCAAGCGCACGTCCCTCCGTGGTTGCGGTGGGGTGACGATCGTCGGTGTCGTTGGTGCCGCTGGTTCGGGCACCGAGGATCTGGTGCTCACGCTCAAGCAGCACACCGCGTACACCGGCGGCACCTCGTCGAACCTCACGGTGGTCGATCACTACTACCTCAAGGCCGAGACGGCGCTCGACAACGACGAGGCGTGGACCAAGGTCACGCTGTCCAACCAGACGATCACGATCGCTGGTGCCACGTACGCGACGCAGCAGCTGATCTTCGCGGTCGAGATCGACGCGAATCTCCTGTCCGACACGTACACCCACGTGTCGCTCGACGCGGCTGACCCCGGCTCGGTCGCTCGGCTCGCGGCCGTGCTCTACCTGCCGCACGACCTGGCCGTCCAGCGGACGCCGGCCAACCTCGGCAACCTGCTGCGCCCGGGCGCGGCGAACGCGTAAGGAGATCCAGCTGTGAGCTTGGAAGAGGACTACCTCATGGCGAAGGTCGTCGAGCTCGAAAGCCGACTCGACGACCTCGAACGCGAGGTGCGACCCGCGCGGTTCCGCGCCCGAAACGCGGAGAGCCACGAGTCCTCCGTGGAGACGACGTCGGACCAGTCGGCGACGAACTACGCCGACTGGTCCGGCGCGCAGCTCTCCGACGAACTTGGGCGGCGCAACCTGCCGAAGAGCGGT